GGAATAGCCAAAAAAGCACCCAGGTTGATATCTGGATGTCAACTTAGGATGATATTGATTGTAGGACCATGGGTCGCGCAATTTCAAGGGCAAAAAAAGAGGATGTTAGGCAACAAGTCAAGTTTCGCGTTCACAAGCGGCATGGACCTGGTCGAGGTATCTAATAAGCTAAATTTGAACGATAATATACTGTTAAACGATGTGTCTAAGTATGACCTAAGTCATCAAGAGATGAATAGTAAGTTGGAATTGTTGATGTGTGGGCGATATGGTGCCCCAACACCTGTCCTCCAATTAATGGAAGCAAATTTCAAAACTCATGGAGTAACACCCCACGGTGTAAAGTACAAGTGCATGTACACACGTAAATCTGGCGATGCCATGACATCTGTTGGCAACTCTATATTCATTATTATGATGCATCTTTTTTGTCTTTGGGTGCACACCAAGAAAAGTTATCTCGAACTACAACAGATGGCTAAAATTGTGGCATGTGGGGACGACGTGTTGTTAACACATAGCGGCAAAAAATTTCAATGGCTGCCCCTGTTTGAAGCACTTGGATATAAAACAGAAGCACGGTATGTTAGCATTCATGAAGCTGAGTTTTGCTCTTGTAGGTTTATTGAAACCAATGTAGGTTTCATACTTGCTCCAATGCCAGGCCGTGTACTGGCAAAATTAGGATATTTATTGAACCCCCCGAAGGGTGTGCCGCAGTACGATTTGTTGCGAGGTATATGTCTTGGGCTTAAACCCACTTGTCATTTCGTACCTCCTATCAACATTGTACTTGACCGTATCCTTGAAATCGTAGGTGAAGGAAATGTGTATAAGCTCAAACAAGAAGAGCACAAAATGGTGTGTAAGTCTAAATTAACTAACACTTCTTTAGAAGGGTTAGATGTAATATATGGATGGAATTACACTTTGCAAACTCAGTTTGAGCAACTGATTAAGAAAATGCATCTGGGACAGGAGTACCCAATAATTACTCAAATGTTTTTCGACAAAGACACGTCGGCAAAACAACAACTACTGTGCAATCCTATTCATCGCGCTAAGGAAATATGTGCTGTGGTTATCACCACTCAAAAACCAAAA